GGTGAATGATCGATAAGTTGAACGGATTGCCCAAAACCTATGCGATTCTGATGCTTCCAAAATGCTCAAAAAGCGTTTCTGAAATTCTTTGCGTTCGGGAAGGAAGAACATATTACTTCATTGTCTGTAGACAAGGTGATGTTCCGAGACGGCAGAAATGGATGGAACAACTCGAAAGTTCCGGTGCAAAAGTAGCGTTTGTTCGTGATTGGTCGGACGTTGAAAGGGTGATGGAGGTTGATGCCCATGTCTGACACCGAAAAGAAGATCGCAGAGATTCAAAAATCTGCTGAAGAAGCGCGGAAAACAAAAGGTACTTGGGTTGATGGGCAAGATTATGCTGATGATGTTGAGTTCCTTCTGAACGAGTTGGAGAGGTTGGAACGCGAATACGCCGAAGAACGCGCCGCGCATAACGCGCATGTGACGGAGTTGTGCGAGTTGGAACAGGAACGGAACATGTACAAATCCTCAAGCGAAGTATTCTATGAGCGGTTGAAAAAGGAAGCTGAGCAACGGGAGAAGCTGGTCGAGTGTTTGCGGTTTTACGAGCGCATGGCACGTGGGCGAGAAGCGAACGACGGCGGACGCAGGGCGAGGACAATATTCGCGGAAATCGGGGTGACGGTGGAATGAAATGGATCAGCGTCGAAGAGCGGTTGCCGGAACCGGGGGATGAGGTGCTGGTAACAGATAAATATGGAAATATGACAGTCGCAGAATTCGCTCACCGTAAGTTTTGGCCTGATTCTTTGAACATTAACCCGGCATCTATAACCCACTGGATGCCGCTGCCGGAGCCGCCGAAGGAGGGATGACAGATTGATCAGCGGACACAAATACAGGCCCGTTGTAACGGTCGTGAAGGTGAAAAAAGGCGTCCCGACCGTGATTAGGGTCAGCGGACGCGAATACATTCTGCGGACGCCGGACCAGTTTAACATGCAGCCGAAGCCGAAAAAGAAAAAACAAATAAAGGAGGTTGCCCAATAATGGAAAAGGAAGTCGTTGAAAAACTCAAGAAAATACGCTCCAAACACATTTTGAACGATCCAGAGGTTCAACTGGCCATTAAGGTCTTGAAACGAAAAGGTATTTCTTTGCAAGATATTGAAAAGGCATATAATTACTTGAATGATCAGTATTTTCAAGATGGTCGCCCACTGAGCAGAAAGAAAATCGATCAAGTATTAGATGCGGTATGGAAAGAAGTCCCGATTTAAGGTGATGAATAATGTGGCCTCCCAGAAAACGTTGTGAAAATTGTGCTTACGGTTTTGTTGATAAGACCAGAAGTACATTAGTACGATGCGATAATAAAGACCATATTCAAAGAGACAGGAAATCCAATGCTGATTTTGTTTTTGAAAGGCTTGAATACAGATGCAGTTATTACCGCAAACAACATACTTGAGAGGTGATCTGAATGGGACTTGTTCACACAAGTAGAAACCACAGCAAAGTACAGCTAATGATTAGCCGAATACTTAGATATGCAAAAACTCAAAAAGAGTTAAATCAGCCTGCAACAATATTTATAACAAAAAATACTACAGAATCGTATCATATTGACTATCTTAAGGATGTCCTTGAACGAAATGGATTTATTGTTAGCCTTTCAGAAGGACACAATCACATCAATGTTGATATTAGCTGGTAGGATACGCCGACACCAGTGAAGTCCAGCGTCTGCGGGCGGAGTTGGAACGCATAAAGAAATGGGCTGATGACCCTGAACTCGGAACCATGTATAAGATTTGGAATTTGGCGAATGTATCGACAAGAGTTTCTAAGCCGACACGGTACGTTAGTGCAACCAGCGGAGGCGATCTACTATGACGCTGGTCAACGCGCCCGCAACATTCTCAAAGAAATCGGGGTGACGGTGGAGTGAAATGGATCAGCGTAAGAGAACGGCAACCAGAGAAGGGGAAAAGGGTTCTCGTCTGCATTCAGACGAGGTTCGGAACCCAAATAGATATTAGGCGGCATCTCGAAAGCGGAAGGTTTGTGCATTTTGAGCACGACGGGACGATCACCCACTGGATGAAGCTGCCGGAGCCGCCGGAAGGGGTGAGGGCGGAGTGAGTTGGCCTGAAGCGATTTTTGGATGCGTCGCATTCGTTTGTATCACCGGTATCACCGTTGCGTTTGTTTTCATCGTCGGCGGAGGTGAAACGCGTGACGACAGCAACGAAACTTGACAAAGGCGTATTCCGCCATGTTGAAGCGGAGTTGTACCGGTACCATGAAACCAAGCGAGAAATCGTTAGGTTGCGAAACGACATTCTCTATGGGAAGACTCCGCATGATGAAAACGTCGGAGGCGGGCGCGGTAATCTGCCTGGCGATCCGACAGGGAAAGCCGCTACATTGCTTGCGACAAACCGGCGGTTGGAGCAAATGGAAAGAGTCGTCGAGGCGATAGAGACGGTTTATGATGAAGTGCCGGAAGAAAAGAAGCGTCTTATTGAACTGAAGTATTGGACAAGGCCGCAGGTTCTGACGTGGGAAGGGATTGCGCAAAAGCTACACGTAAGCAGAAATACAGCGATAAACTGGCGAAACGAGATCGTAGCGGCCATAGCAGAACTTGTGGGATGGCGTTAAATTGTACTAAAATTGTACTTTTAGGCATCAAAAATAATATATCATGATAGCATAGAAGGTGTGCGCGGGAGTAAGCCGCTTGGCTCCCGCACGGGTAAAGTCTCCATGGATGCCTAGGGTGGGAGGCGGAGACTGAAACTGATCCGATTGGTGATTCTCCCGCCGCATCGTCCGCGGCACTCTGTCCACGGATGGCGTGACACGGGCGATATCCGGAGCGGCGGGAACATGAGGGATCGGGGATAGCCCGGTCGCCGTCCAGATGGACGGAAAGGGATGCGGTGGCGGAAAAGCGAGACGCAGGCGGGCTGCTTTGGTTGGCGGCGGCTCAATAACGCCGGAGCAAGTCAGGGCTCACGTGTTGGCTCATGCAGGGTGCAAATCCCTGCCCGCATCCCAATATCGCAATTACAGTCCGCATATCGCGGGCTTTTTATTTTGAGGTGGTGGCGTTTGGGTGCTAAGAAACTGCTTGAGATCGGGTTAAAGAAACGCAGGGGAGAAATCAAAGAAAGCTGGAACGATCTTGCGAAGGGCACTCCCTTTCGTGACGGAGAAGCATTTCGCCTGTGGGTTAAAAACCAGGTCAACCCCAAAAGACGGACAGAACAACCGCAACACAAAGAAACGGTTGAAATCCACAGCGACGGCTCCCAGAGCAGTCACCGCCTGATCTACATGACGTTCGAGGAGTCCAAAGACCCGGAGTACTTGCTCAAGGCGCACGGATATGATGTTGAGGCGTGGGAACTGATATCAGCTCGGTCTAACATCTGGAACGCCTATAGCAAGCAAGACGGCATTCAAACGCTATACAGCAGCCGGATCACGGTCAAACCGAGAAACACGTTTACGTTTGAGCGGTTGCTTGAAAAGATCAAGGATATTCCGCCAGTAGAGATCACGAAACGCAACACGGAATACGAAGGCCGGATGCTTGAGATACCGTTATTCGACCAGCACTTCGGCGTCTCGGACTATGAATACTATCGAGAAACGCAAATCCGCATTCTGACGAAGCTCATTAGTCGGAAATGGAAAGAAATCCTGCTCATCATCGGGCAGGATCTTTTTCACAATGACGACTTCCGGGGGCGTACAGCAAACGGGACACAGATTCAACAAGTGGACATGCCCCAAGCATGGGCGGATGCGCTGCGGTTCTATGGCCCGATTATTGAGACGAGCATAGAGGTGGCCGAGAGGGTCGAGGTCATATACAGCAAAGGCAATCACGACGAATCATTTAGCTGGACGTTTGTGCAACTGCTAAAGGCGAAATATCCGCAAGCAGAGTTTGACGATGCTCTCGTTGAGCGCAAATGTCATGTATTCGGCGACAACTTCATTGGGATCACGCACGGAGACAAAGCGCGGAAGAATCTGCACAACATTTTCCCTGTCGAGTTCCCGATAGAGTGGAGCCGGGCGAAGAACAGGGAGATTCATACGGGCCATTATCACGTTGAGGACGGAAAAGACGTATTTGGCATGATGGTGCGGACGCTTGCGACCAGAAATAAGACGGACAAATGGCACAAGGACAACGGATTCGTCGGAGCGCATAAGCGGTTCATGCTTTTCGAATACAGCACAGAATCACTTGAGAGCATCCATTATGTGTGAGGTGATTCCATGATCCCAGGAGTGGGGAAAGACGCACCAAAGATTGTAAACGATCAAGGCGGATCACAATCGCTTTTACCGTATCGTTTTGATCTGATCGACCCACAAGCGATCTTTGCACTTGCTGAAGTGCTTTATCAGGGATCGGAGCGCCACGGAGAAGACAACTGGCGCAAGATACCGATCAATGACCATTTAAACCACGCACTCGCGCATATCTACGCATACATGGCCGGGGACACACAGGACGATCACCTCGGCCATGCGTTTTGTCGGATGATGTTTGCGGTGGCGTTGAACAAGTGATCACTTTGGAGCGCGGCATAAAGCCGACGGGAAACGCCCTATTGAGATGCAGAGGCGGGGGCAGGGGCGACAGTGATTTGGAAAAGGTGGGAAAACAATGATACGCGCACATTTCTTATTGGTCATCTTCAGCGCCGCGCTCGCATTTGGAGTGTGGTACGGCATCGGTTGGGGAGTCGGTTGGTTGCTTGACGCAGGGGTAAGTGCCGACGTCAACAGGCGAGCGTTCGAGAAAGCAGGTCTGGTGATTGGTGGCGCTCACGGAGGCCTGATCCTTTTGATTGGTGTCGCACAAAACATCGCACTGAGAAAACGAGTGTGATATGTCCGGCAGAATGCTGGGCCTTTTTTATTTTCCGAAAGGAGAAAGGAGATATGGACATTGACACGATCCAAATACGGATAACCCATCACGCACACCAACGTTATTGTCAAAGGGTTGGACAGATTGAAAAGCGAGAACTTGTAACGCTGGTAAGATGTCATCTGGCGAGAGGTTATCGCATGACAAAAGGTTACCTTTATGCGGGAGGCTTATGGTGGCGGGCAACGCGCAAGGACAACGTATTGACGCTGCATACTTGCTATGGCGAGACGCACATCGACATACCGGATGCAGTTAGATGGGCGAAGCGGTACAAAGACAGGATAGCGCTGGGGTGATTGAGAGGTGAGATTTCATGCTATGTGCATTTGCTTTTAACGCATTAACAGGCTTAATCGGATTCATTGTGGGCTGTAGATTGTCGCCACGCTTTTATAAGTGGTTGAGACAAGGTGGATAATGATGCCTGTTCGTCCGAAGAAACCCTGCAACAAACCGGGATGC